GAGGATGAGCAAGAGCAGCCTAAATACCGAGTCAAAGCCGCTGGCGAAGAACGGGAGGTAACGCTCGATGAGCTTATCAAGTCTTATCAACTTGGCACAGACTATACGAAGAAATCGCAAGCAGTAGCTGAAGAACGCAAGGCTGTAGAAGCAGAACGCCAGCGTATCGAGGAAGCTAGGTATCTCCGCGACCAATATGCGGAACGGTTGCAGGTCATTGAGCAGATGCTTAATCAGCAGCCGGAAACTGAGAATCTGGACTATCTGAAGGAAACCGATCCTATCGGTTACGCAGTTAAGGTCGCAGAATTGTCTCAGCGGGAGAAGCAGTTAGCCCAAGTTCGAGCAGAACAGGCTAGGATTGCCGATCAGCAGCAGAGGGAGCAGCAGGAGCAACTTGGTCAGGTAGTACAGGCTGAGTCTCGTAAGCTGGCAGAGGTTATCCCTGAGTACGCTGACCCGCAGAAGGGCGAGACATTACGTCGTGAACTCCGTGAATTCGGACTCAAGGCGGGATTCTCAGATCAGGAATTAGCGAATGTTTATGATTCGCGAGCAGTATTAACGCTGTACAAGGCGATGCAGTACGACAAGTTACAGTCTGCAAAGCCGGGAATCACGAAGAAGGTTAACGAGGCTCCGAAGGTAATTAAGTCGGGAGTTTCACAGCCTCGTGATAGCAGCGACGAGATGAAGAAACTTAAGGCTAGGGCAAAGCAGACCGGAAGGGTCGCTGATGCCGCTAAAGCATTTGAACGATTTTTATAAGGAATTATCATGCCTACATTTACAGCACATACCGCTATTGGTCAGCGGGAAGATTTGACGGATTAAATTAGTCCCCTTTATGTTTAGTTAAATACTAGACATAATTGAATAATTAGGTGAATTGCTGGAAACCCCTTAGAGCCTGAAGCACTACAGCGTAATCCGAAAGGATAAGCGCGAATGTTTAAAAAGATTCAGGATTGGGCAATCAGCAGCCAAGCCGCAAATGTAAGGCGAAAGCCCTAGGGTTGCGGAAGGTTCAACGACTAGGAAGTGACGAAAGAATAATCTTCCCACGAGTGCCTGACGCGAAAGCGATGATATAGTCTGGACTACCGTGAAAGCGGTAGAAGCAAGGATAAAGAGCCTTGCGATAACAAAACGATCATTTACGATATTTCACCAACCGAGACTCCTTTTATGTCATCGATTGGCAAGACTAAGGCAACTGCCGTGTATCACGAGTGGCAGACTGACTCGCTGGCTGCGGCTACTACTGCTAACGCTGCGATTGAAGGTGCTGACGCTACATCGGCAACTTTGTCACCTACCGTTCGTCTAGGTAACTACACCCAGATTATCCAGAAGACCGTTCAGGTTTCTGGCACTCTGGATACTGTTAACAAAGCAGGCAGAAAATCCGAAAAAGCTTATCAGTTGGCTAAGGCTTCTGCTGAACTGAAGCGCGATCTGGAAACCATCCTGTTGGCTAACCAAGGTCGTTCGGCTGGTTCGTCCACTATCGCTCGTACTATGGGTTCGATCCTGTCGTGGATCAAGACTAACTCGGACAAGGCTTCTGACGGTTCCGATCCAGCAACTATCGGTGTATCGACCCGTACTGACGGTACTGTTCGTACATTCACCGAGGCTCTGCTGAAGACTGTTGTTTCTGAGGTGTTCGTATCAGGTGGTTCGCCGAAGATTCTGATGGTTGGCGCACTTGGTAAGCAGAAGGTATCGTCGTTTGCTGGTATCGCTGCACAGCGTTACATGGCTCCGGGCAATACTCACTCTTGGCTGAAGTTACGCTCGAAGTTAAGAACGAAGCTGCTCATGGCATCGTTGCTGACTTGAACATGGCTCTGTAATAAGTAGCAAATAGCCCCTGCCTAACGGTGGGGGCTAACTATAATAAGGAAAGCATTTTTGCTCTTGTTATAGGCACACGAAAACAAGGAATTTATGAGTACTCCGATACGGACTCAAACAGCATTTGAAGACGGTGATGGCGGGATTATCATCGAGACTAAGCAGGATGTTACCGAGATCATTGAGGCTAACAAGGCTCAACTTGAATTCGATAAAGAACGCAGAGGCCACTTAAACGAGCTTCATCACATAGCCAGAATACCCTTTACGGTGATTGACGTACTGAATCAGCAAGGGATTATGAAGGGCTTTAAAGTGGTGGATGAGATCGGGTTTGCTAAATGGCTGAACGATCCTGATAATGCTGTCTGGAAAACGTACCGGGGAACTGTATGAGAGTAGGAGTTTGCGTACCGTGTAGGGATGAGGTTCATACTGGTTTTGCTTTCGACTTTGCGAGGATGACAGCACACGATGCGTCATCCCACCAGACATCATTGACATCTTGTTAAGCCGCAATGTGCCTATCGTTGGGGTTAATGCTACGACTCGGAGAAAGCCTGTCACACCTACGGCAAAGATTTTGACTAGGTACATGGATGGGGATACTGAGGTTCGTAAGTGGTCGAATGTAGATTCTCGTGGTAAAGAGGGAATTGAGGAAGTTACAGCGGTCGGGTTTGGTGCTGTAATGATCCGTAAGGAAGTATTTGAGAAGACTGGTAGACCTTGGTTTGATGCTGGATGGGGTTCTAACGGTGTATGTGGTGAGGATGTATATTTCTGCGTCAAGGCTGGTTCTGAGGGCTTTCAGACGTATGTAGACCATGAGTTGTCGATGCACATTAGGCACATAGGCACATACGAATATGGCTGGAAAGACTTTGAGCAGTTAGAGGAATAATATGGCATTTACTAGCTATTCGGACTTAAAGACTACGGTAGCCAATTACCTAGCCCGTAGTGATCTAACATCGGTTATCCCCGATTTCATCCGACTAGCTGAGGAAAGGCTACGTCGAGACTTGAGAACTCGGCAGATGTTGATTGTCGCAACGGCATCGACTACAGGTGGTGATTCTACTGTTGGATTACCTACAGACTTCTTAGAGATGCGCGATATTCACCTGAACACTACTCCGGTGACTACATTGCGTTACAAGGCTCCTAATTCGTTCTACGCTGAGTCTCGCGTAACGGATGGCGGTAAGCCAGTCGATTACACAATTCTAGGCTCTGAGATACAGCTAGCCCCGGTTCCAGATACGACCTATACGCTACAGATGCTGTACTACGGCAAGCCTACGCTGTTGTCAGATAGCAATTCTAGCAACATCTTCCTAGCTAATTACCCTGATGCTTTGCTGTATGCGTCGTTAGCGGAAGCAGAGCCGTACCTAATGAATGATGCCCGTATTCAGACATGGGCAACCTTATATGATCGTGCAGTAACGGCGATTACGAACTCTGACCAGTCGAGTGAATACAGCGGTCAGCCTATGTCTATGTCTTACAACGTGAGGTGAAATCATGGCAGAAATGTCGAATTATCTTGAGAACGCGCTAATTAACGCTACTCTGCGAAACACAAGCTACACAAGCCCGTCAGTTGTCTATCTTGGGCTTTATACGTCTGACCCTACGGATGCTAATACTGGGACTGAGGTATCTGGTGGCTCGTATGCTCGTCAAGCTATTACGTTTGGTGCGCCTAGTAACGGTGTAACTACGAATACTGCTGCAATTGAATTCCCTCAAGCTACAGGATCGTGGGGTACTGTTGGCTGGATCGGAATTATGGATGCTTTGACTACAGGCAATCTTCTATATCACACACCTTTAAATGCGTCTAAAACGATTGCAAGCGGTGACATTTTCAAGATTGCAATTGGCTCGTTGTCTGTGACGCTTGCATAAATTATGTTTGGCATAACAGCATACTCAGAGGTTCCATTTTCGTCCCTAGGAGGGGGCGTTACTTTATTTGGTTCCGCGAGTGTAGATGCTTCTGCCACCGTTACTGCTGATGCAATAAGAATAAGAGTTGGAGCAGGTTCGGTAGACTGTTTGGCTACTGTATCTGCTAACGGTGGTAAGTTAATTGATGCAATTGCATCGGTTAATGCTTCTGCTAGCGTATCTGCTGACGCTGTTGCTGTTTATGCTGGCTCTGGTGATATTTCGTGCTTTGCTGACGTAAGTGCATTAGCTACAAGGATTCAGTTTGGCGATGCCTCGATAACATCTGATGCCACGGTAACTGCTGATGGTATTAGAGTTAGAACGGCAACTGCTGACATCTCAGCAGCTGCCACGGTTACTGCGCTTGGTGGAATAGTAAGATTTGCTGATGCCTCCATAAATGCTATTGCGACGGTATCGGCAAATGCTACAGCGGTATATGCAGGTGCAGCAGCAATTAATGCGACAGCAACTGTCTCAGCATTAGGCACTAGAGTTCAGTTTGGTAATGCCGCCATTACGTCAGATGCAACTGTTACCGCTGACGGTATAAGGGTCAGAATGGCAACTGCTGCGATTACGGCAGATGCTACTGTAACCGGTAACGGTGGTGTTATTTATGACGGTCATGCGTCAGTTAATGGTGTGGCAACTGTTGTATGTAATGGCTCTGGTATTTTTTCTGGTATAGGTAGTGTTAATGTATTAGCAACGATTAGTGCTAATGGTGGGATTATTGGCGAGGAATGGTCTGATGTTATTCCTCAGGCTAACACATGGACTGAGCAGAGTGCGGTAGATAATGAATGGATTGAGATAGCTGCTGGCTCTAACAATTGGAGTGTTGTTTCTGCAAATAACAACACTTGGACTCAAGTAAGTGGAAGTTCTGATAACTGGGCGAGGGTGTAATGCCACTTATTTTAGCTGATCGAGTAAAAGAAACGACTACCACTACTGGAACAGGCACAATTACGCTTGCTGGTGCTGCTACTGGTTTTCAATCGTTTGCTGCTGTTGGCAATGGCAATACGACTTATTATGCGATAGTCGGTCAGGGTACGTCTGAATGGGAAGTTGGAGTTGGTACTTATACATCGTCCGGTACAACTTTATCGCGTGATACGGTATTTTCATCTAGTGCTGGTGCGCCGACTAAAACGAATTTTTCATCTGGAACAAAAGACGTATTTGTTACATATCCTGCTGATCGTTCAGTATTTTCAGATGGAACAAATATAGTTCCAGAAACGGCAGCGATTTTGTTACCTTCTAGTGGTGGTACTGGACGAAATAGCCTAACAGCTAATAACGTCTTACTTGGTAACGGTACGTCTGCTGTTCAGTTTGTTGCTCCCGGAACAAATGGGAATGTACTTACATCAAACGGAACAACATGGACTAGTTCAGCGGCTGCTGGTGGATTTCCAGCAGGTACAGCAATGCTATTTGTGCAGACTGCTGCGCCTACAGGATGGACTAAATCAACAACACACGATAACAAAGCGTTGCGAGTTGTAAGTGGTACAGCGGGTTCAGGTGGTTCTGTAGCGTTTACTACTGCATTTGCTTCACAATCTGTAGCTGGCACAGTTGGGGCAACTACGCTTACAACTGCACAAATGCCTCAGCACTCACATACAGCAACTGTTACTGATTCTGGTCATACACATGATAGCGGTAGTGGAGCTGGAAGAAGATTTCTTTACACAGGTACGGGCGGTAGTGGAAGTATCAACGGCACTGGTACTGGTTTATTTACTAGCCTTTCCACGGCATCTGCTACGACAGGTATAAGCGTATCAAATGCAAATAATGGCTCTAGTAATTCACACGACCACACATTTACTGGAACAGCCATAAATTTAGCAGTCCAGTATGTTGACGTCATTATTGCTACTAAAGACTAATGAAAATAGAACCTAAAAATGGATGCCCATTAGATTCTTTTAGGCCATGTAGACAGTTAGACTGCGCGTGGTTTATTCAGGTGCGCGGCACAAATCCAAATACCGGGGCAGAAGTTGATGAATGGGCGTGTTCTATGGCTTGGCTACCTATGTTAATGATAGAGAATAGCCAACAACAACGGCAAACAGGTGCGGCAATTGAGTCTTTTAGGAATGAAATGGTAAAGGCTAACGATTCTTCACAGCAACTACTAATGGCAGCAGCCATGCCACAGTTAGGGAACAAGCTATGAGATTAACCATTATTCCAGCAGATAAATTTATATCTATAGACAATGTTGGCTACTACAATGTAGTAATTCCAGCTATTGCAGAAAATATTCATGCGGTTCAATGGTATGGAACTTATGGAATAGTAGAAATAAAAGATGTTTCTACTGGTCGCATGGTGAATAACATAGAAATTACGGATATATCTGAATTTAATTTTGCTATTGAGGCATGGCAAGCTGCAAGTATTGCAGCACAAGAACTGATAGTGCAAGAACAGATAAGATTAGAACAAGAAAAAGCAGAGCAAGAAGCGCGTGAGCAAGAGTCGTTAGAACAGTTTTTACAACAAATAACAAATTTACAACAATAAAAATTAATTATTAGACATAACAAATTAAGGCAGCTGGCATTATTAGCTATGCCCGTGTGAGAAGGAACTGACGCATGGCTGAGACAAAACTAATCTTTGGTGAGTGGCTACCAGATCAGCCCGGAGTAACAGGGGCGATTACTGACGCTAAGAACTGTTATCCAGTTGCTAACGGTTATGCGCCATTAGCTTCAGAAGCTGATTATTCTGATGCTGCTGCTCAGAATTTGCTTATTACGTTTGCCGGTAAATTTGGTGGTCAAGTAAATTTATTTGCTGCTGGAGCGACTCAGATTTATAAGTTTGATCCGTCTGATGCCAGTTTGGATGCGGCAACGACAACAGGCTATTCAGCGGTTGAGAGTTGGGATGTAACCCAGTACGGGTCTAAGATGATTCTGGCTAACGGTCAGGATAGGTTGCAAGCCTATGAGATTGGCGTATCGACTTATTTTGCTAACCTAGCTGCTGCTGCGCCTACGACTAGGTTTGTCACGGTTGTTCGGCATTTTGTTGTTGCGGCTAATGACGGGACTGATAACAATAAGGTTTACTGGTCTGACATTAACGATGAGACAGACTGGACTCCCGGTGCTGCTTCTCAGTCGGATACTCAGATCATCCCTGACGGTGGGGACATTACAGGTTTAGCGGGTGGCGAGTATGGTCTGATCTTCCTAGAACGTGCCATATATCGGATGAGCTACACAGGCTCCCCGTTTTTCTTTCAATTTGATGCGATCTCAAGGTCGTTAGGATGTATCTCTAACGGCTCGATTGCTCAGTACGGTGGACTAACGTATTTCCTAGCTGATGACGGGTTTTACTCCTGCGATGGTCAATCAACAAAGTCTATTGGTGCTGAGAAGGTCAATCGGTGGTTCTTTGATAACGCTATTCCGAGTGAAATCCCCACGGGAATGAGTGGCACAGTTGACCCAATTAACAAATTAGTTATTTGGCGTTTCTCAGGTACGTTTGCTCGGAAGTTGTTGCTAATTTATTCAATCAATTTAGATCGTTGGTCGTATGCTGATACTACGACTACATCTATTTCTTATGTACTAACACCTTCTGCGACGTTAGAGCAGGTAGATAACTACAATTCCAACCTAGACGCTTTAGATATTCCTCTTGATTCAAGGGTATTTGCTGGTGGACAGTTATTGTTTGGTGGTGTTTCAGGGGCTAAGATCATTGCTTTCTCTGGTCAGCCTAAGACTGCGAACATTACGACGGGTGATATAGCCATTGGTCGGTCTACGGTCACGTTAGTAAGGCCAACTGTTGACGGTGGGAGTGCGTCTGTAGCGATTTCTAGCCGTGATTTGTGAAAACCGTATTTCTATCCGTTCTAACGGTGAATATCATCGTCTAAGACTGACTCCGACAGGAGATAACTGGCAAACAGCCGTAGGAATTGACGTAGAAGTAGTCAAGCAGGGTACTCGATGAGGCAATTTCGTACATTACCGCCATTTGGAGGAGATCAGAGGTCTGTTGCTGAGGTCGTTCGTGGCATTATGGACGGAAAGACCAACAACACAGGTCTGATTACCCTAGCGACTGGTAATGCGGTCACAACAACCCTCTACGACGAACGTATAGGCTTTGAGAGCCTTATTTTCTTCGTTCCTGTATCTGCTGCTGCTGAAGCTGATTCGGCTCCCTATGGGGCGTTTCAGGACTCTACAGACCAGACAGCGGCTAATACTACAACGGCCTATGCAGTTACGTTTAATACGACAGATTATTCCAATGGAATCTACGTTTCCAATAGTTCTAGGCTAAACGTCAGGAATTATGGAATTTACAACATCCAGTTCTCGTTTCAGTTTAAGAATACGTCAAACGATGGTCAGGACGTAGATATTTGGTTCCGTAAGAATGGAACTGACGTAGCTGGTTCTAATAGTAAGTTTTACTTGCCAGCAAGGAAGAATACGAGTGATCCTAGCCACCTGATCGCTGCGATGAATTACGTTCTGGAAATGAACGCTAATGACTATGTTGAGGTAATGTGGCGGGTTAGTGATACTGGGGTTTCTTTGGAGCATTACCCGACTGATACGAGTCCGACTAGGCCAGCAACGCCATCGACTATCATTACTTTGTCTTACCTTGCACCATCGGCTACAACGAACTTATACGTTTCTACACAACAACAAGGATCAGCAACGATTAGTCATTGGGCTAACGCTACTGCTGACAAAACTTACGGATACATTATTGTCGGATGACGGAATTCAAATATATCGAGCCTGACCAACTAAGGAAGTGGTGGCCTAGCGTCAAGGCTGGATTAGAGAAGATTAAAGCGGTGAGTTCTGAAAGTTGGATCGTGGAGGATGTGTACACGGACTGCTGGAATCAGAAATCAGGGTTATGGGTTGGACTAGAGGATAACCATTTCAAATCGTTCTTTGTATTGCAGCCACTAGGGGAAGAACTCCACGTTTGGTGTGCTTGGACGTTAGAAAATGATTATCAGATGGTGCAAAAAGGTTTACAATTCATCAAAAATATGGCAAGGGAAAGTGGTAACAAATACCTAACTTTCACAAGTCATAGACCGGGGTGGGAGCGTAGAGCTAAGGCCTACGGATTCAGGCCTCGGAAATGGATAAGCGAGGTGTGATATGGGCGGTGGTGGCGGTACTCAAGAAACTAAGACGGAAATAAGCCCGGAGTTTAAGCCGTACATTACCTATTCATTAGGTGAGGCTCAGAGACTGTATAAGGCTATGCCGGGTGCGCCTGAGACCTTGGCGGTATCTCCGTCAGCGGCTACTCAGCAAGCCCTACAGATGGCTCAACAACGGGCTGTAGGCGGTTCTCCGCTACTTCGTGCTGCTCAGGAAGAACAACTCGCTACGATTCAAGGTCGTGGCGTTAATCCGTTTCTAGGCGGTGCTTTAGAACAGGCTAACCGTCTAGCGGGTGAGCGTTATACCCAAGACATTCAAAACCTACAGTCTCAGGCTTCGTCTGCTGGTCGTTATGGCTCGGCTGCAATGGGTCAACAGGCTGGTAAGGCTCAAGACATCTTTGCTCGTGCATTAGCGGAGCAAGGCGGTCAGTTAGCGTATTCCTCGGCTGAAGCTGAAAGAGCTAGACAGATTGCAGCTTCTCAGGCTGCTCCACAGATGTCTGCTGCTGACTATGCTGATATGCAGCGACTCCTACAAGTTGGTCAGGCTAGAGAAGGCTACGAGCAACAGGCTATCCAAGGTCGGTTAGCTGCTCAAGACATTCCGTTACAAAGATTGCAACGTGCTGCTAACGTATTCTATGGTGCGCCTCTGGAAACCAAGACCACGAGTACACCGCAGGGAGGTAAATAATGGGTGCTGCTGCTGCTCCAATGTTAATCGGCTCTGCGCTTGGAGCTATGACGAACCGTCGTAATCCGTTACAGGGTGCGCTGCTAGGTGGTGTGCTAGGTGGCGTAGGTGGTTCGTTTATGGGTGGTTTTGGTGGTGCTGGTAACGCTGCGTCTACGGCTGCTATGACTGGGGCTAATCCTGCTGTGATGGGTACTGCTGGTATGGGGGTAGCTCCAATGACAGCAGGTGCTACCTATAATGCTGCTGCTCCGGGTATGGTTGCAAATCTTGGTAACGCTACTATGCCTACTTATGCTGCTACAGGTGGCACTACAGGGCTTATCGGTTCAACGACTGCGCCGGTAACGATGGCAAATCGTTTTGCAGGTGGCGTGAACGCATTAAAGAGCGACATTAGCAGTCTTGGCTCTTTTGCTAAAGAAAACCCATTAGTTGCTGGTCAAGGATTACAGGCGGCAGGAAATGTATTGTTTCCTGAACCTATGGCTGCTCCACCTGCTCCGGGTTTGATGAGGGGCAATCCAATGCAAATAGAAGATCAACAAATGGCTAATTTCCAGCCAAGGCCTGTTAGTCTTATTTAAGGTGACGTATGGCGATTGAAGATTATCTAAATTTCTTTGGCGGTACGCCTACCCTGTATCAGGGTCTATTAACTGACCCAAAAGATCGTATTGCTTTAGAAAGACGAGCAAATATAGGTGGATTGCTAAGTGCTGCTGGTGCATTGGCTCAGGGTATGAGTCCACAAGGCTATCGTCGGTCTCCGCTACAGAACGTCTTGACGGCTCTAGGTGCTGGCTTTGCTGGTGCTGGTCAGACCTATGAATCTGGCATTAACCAGATGGCTAACGTGCAGAAGTTGCAGCAATCTCAAAGAGACCTTGCCAGACAGCAACAGGCTAGAGATGCTGTTGAGGCGGTCATTAAGACTCGTGAAGTTGCAAATAATCCTGCATTAGTGGCTTACTTTAGGGCTAATCCTGATAAGGCATTAGAGCGTTTTGTCAATATCCAAGAAGCTCAGGCTGCTAGAGGTATAAGTCCTGCTATTACCCCTAGTGCTGCTCCTGTAAGCAAATATACAACACCGGCAGAGACAGATGCAGAGGCATGGCGCAGATTAGAGGAAAGTGCTGCTACGCCATCTGAAAGTGAAAGATTGCCTAGTACCGAAGTAACAGGATCACGTTATCAAAAGCAATTAAAAGAGGCTGAAGCGGCTTATGCTTTTTATTCTGGTCAAGGTAACGAAGTAAAAGCTAAAGCTGCTAGAGAAGAAATTGCAGACTTACAAGACAAAATGCGTCAAGAGCAGTTAGCTTTATCGGTTCCCAAGAGCCTAAAAGGTGTTCATCCAATGCTACAAGGCATGGTTGATTCACTTACAGAAAATGCTGGTGATATGTCTCGTACTGAAATTCAGGCTGCTATTGCTAGTATTCGTGAAAAAGACGCTACGTTCAGACTAAATTCTGAAACAGAGCTAAGAAAAGAATTTGCAGGATTGACACCAGTTAAAGAGTTCCCAACGGTACAGACTGCTTATAAACAAATTACTAATGCTCTAAATAACCCATCTGCTGCTAACGATTTGGCTGCTGCAACTAAGTTTATGAAGTTGCTTGATCCGGGTTCTGTTGTTCGAGAGTCTGAATTGGGTATGGCAATGGCTGCTACTGGTGCAGTTGAGCGTATGCAAAACTATTTAACTCGATTGCAGAATGGTGAAATGCTGAATCCTGCTCAAAGGGCGGACTTCAAGAAAGCGGCTGGACTTGCCTATCAAGCTGCCGAATCTACCTACAATGATATTAGCAATCAATATATTGACCTTGCAAAGACAAACAACCTAAACCCTAATAATGTCGTATTGCCCCAAAGACGATCTGTAGAGCCTAAAGTTCAATCAGAACGTCCTACTGGTGTAGGTAAAGATTGGAGATTAAGCCAAGATGCCCAAGGGAACAGGGCTTGGGTAAGTCCAGACGGAACTAAATTTGTGGAGGTCAAATAATGGCATTTGATCTAGCTACTGCTCGTCCTATAGGACAGAGCGAGTCCATGAGTGGGAAAGAGGTCGTTACTCAGGCTGTTAAAAACTTTCCAAAGTCACTTAAAAACGTATTTGTTGGCACTTACGAGGCTGTAACTAGCCCAGTTCAAACAGCAAGGACGGTTGTTGATATTGGTGCTGGTGCTTTACAAAACATTTTGCCTGAAAGTGTTGTTCAGGCTATTGGTGAAGATAAAGCATCTAGGGAAGTTGCTAACAAGGTTGGGCAAATTTATGTTCAGCGTTATGGTGGTGTAGAAAATGCCAAACGTACAATAGCTAACGACCCTGCTGGATTCTTGTCTGATCTATCCGCTGTTCTAACGGGTGGTGGTACTGTTGCGCCAAAATTGGGCAAAGCAGCATCTATGGTTGATCCGTTATCCCTATCGGCAAAGACTGTAGGAGCTGTAGGCAAGGTTGCTGCTCCTGTATTAGGCATGACTACTGGTGCTGGTGCTGAGTCTTTTAGACAGGCTTACAAAGCTGGGAGAGAAGGTGGTACGGCGGCTGAACAGTTCCGGTCAAATATTACTGGTACTGCGCCAATGACTGATGTGCTGGATATGGCAAAGCAGAATCTTGCCAACATGAACCAAGCTAAACAGGCTCAGTATCGTTCTGGCATGGTGAATATTAAAGGTGACAAGACCGTATTAGATTTTAAGGGTATTGATACAGCATTACAAACTGCTGCAAATAAGACGCAATATAAAGGCAAGGTTGTAAACCAACGAGCAGCAGATGAACTACAGACGGTTCAGGGAATTATTGACGATTGGAAGAATCAAAATCCTGCTGACTTCCATACGCCAGAGGGTCTTGATGCCTTAAAGCAAAAGATTGGTGATGTACTAGAAAATATTCCATACGAACAAAAACAAGCTAGAGCAGCAGTTGGTGGCGTTTACGATTCTGTTAAATCAGAGATCAATAGACAGGCTCCTACCTACTCTAAAGTAATGAAAGAGTATTCAGAGGCTTCTGAACTCATCAAAGAGATTGAGCGTTCATTATCATTAGGGCAAAAAGCAAGTGCTGAAACTGCGATTCGTAAACTTCAATCTTTAATGCGGAAGAACGTAAACACTAATTTTGGTCAAAGAGTTACTTTAGGCAAAGAATTAAGTGCTGCAGGTAGTGACATATTTCCGGCTTTGGCTGGTCAGTCTCTAACAGAGTTTACGCCTATGGGATTGCAGAGAGCTACATCTTTAGGTACTGCTGCTGGAGCATTTCAAGCTGGTGGAGTTCCATTGGCTACTGCGTCATTGCTTTCTTCATCTCCTAGATTGATGGGTGAAGCTGCTTACGGTGCTGGATTGCTATCTCGTTTCCCTGCTGGCGTTGAAATGGTCATTCCGCAAGCATTTGACCCAAGAGCCTATAACTTAATGTATCAAGCTCGTCGAGGACAGTAATCATGCCAAAGAACAAAGTTAGCGAATGGAGTGCTACAGCGTCAACGTTAACTCAAGAGTATCTTAAGTCTATATTAGACTACGACTTGGATACTGGCATTTTTACTTGGAAAGTGAATAAGGCGAATAGAACCAAGGTTGGAGATGTTGCTGGCTGGTCATACAATGGATATAGAGAAATTGAAATAAATGATAAAAAATATAAAGCTCACAGACTTGCTTGGTTGTATGTGTATGGCGAAATGCCTAAAAATTTAATAGACCATATTGATGGCAATAGATCAAATAACAAAATATCTAATTTAAGAGAAGCAACATATCAGGAAAATAGTGAGAATTACAAAACACCAAAGACAAATAAATCAGGTGTTAAGAATGTTTCTTGGTATAAAAGTCTAAACAAATGGGTAGTAAGTATGCGTGTTAAAAATACTGCAAAAACTATTGGCTACTTTGATGATTTGGAACTTGCTGAGTTAGTTGCGATAGAGGCTAGAAACAAGTACAGAGGGGAGTTTGCAAATCATGGCTAAGAATAAAGTTAGTGAGTATTCCTCAACGGCTGCGAATAATACCGACATCGCAGGCATCAATATCGCTGAAGGATGTGCACCTAGTGGTATCAATAACGCTATCCGAGAGCTTATGGCTCAACTGAAGGATATGCAGTCAGGTACTGATGGAGATAACTTTACCGTAGGCGGTAATTTATCAGTTACTGGAAACTTGACTTTAACTGGTTCATCGTCAGGGATTATTCCTAGCGGTGTAATTGTAATGTGGTCTGGAACTATCGGCACGATACCTAGTGGCTGGTATCTTTGCAATGGAAGTAATGGGACTCCAGACTTGCGTAATC